ATTGACGCCGAAAAACATAATTTAAATTATAAACAGTCGGCCATAGATAACAACATTGCTGGTTTAAAATTGAAATATCAAGGTGGTGTTCGTTCTGGATCATCGACCCTTATTTCAAGAGCGTCATCTGATATTCGAGTTAAGCACCGAAAAGATCAAGTAAAAGTTGATCCTTTGACTGGAGAAAAAGTATATACAGATACAAACCAATCTTACACTGTTAAAATCGCAGATAAGAAAGGCCGATATAATATAGATCCCCAGTCAGGGAAAAAAGTATACCTTGATTTCAAAGAAAAAATAGTACCTCGCACTACCAAGTCCACAAAAATGGCAGAAGCAACAGATGCTTTTGATTTATCATCAGGTATGCCTATTGAAAAGATATATGCTACTCATGCCAATAATCTAAAAGCACTTGCTAACAAAGCCAGAAAAACTGCATTAGAAACATCCACTACTAATTACTCCCCCTCTGCATCTAAACTTTATGCCCCCGAGGTTACTTCTTTAAAGGCTGCTTTGGACTTAGCATTTAGAAACAAGCCCTTAGAACGAAAGGCCCAACTACTAGCAAACAAGGTAGTTGCTATGAAGAAGCAAGCTAATCCTGACATGGATCCAGATGACTTAAAGAAGTTAAAAGGAAGAGAGTTGATAACTGCCCGTATACGAACAGGCGCGCATAAGCAGCAGATCAAGATAACAGATCGTGAATGGGAAGCTATTCAAACAGGTGCAGTACATAACAGTGTATTGAACCAGATACTTCTTAATACTGATCTCGATTCTCTTAAGCAACGTGCTATGCCTAGAACACCAAAAGGTATGAGTGCATCAAAGATAACTAGAGCACGTTCTATGTTATCAGACGGGTATACTAAAGCGGAAGTAGCTAATGCATTAGGCGTATCAACAGACACAGTATCAAATGCTGTAGCATAAAAGGAGTATTGTATGGGTGATCAAGTAATGTTAACAACGTTAGACAATCCCTACAATCCCTTTACTCAATGGGTTGAATGGGATGCGTTTGACAGAGGAAAAGGGTACTACACATGTGCTTACTTAGCCCGCGTCGTCCTATCATCGGATGAGTTAAGTGAAGAAGACCAGGCCCTTGCTACCGAACAAGGCATCGACGAGATCTTAGACTTTAATCTTACAGGGAAATATATTAAAGTTACAGAGAAAGACTTCGAATCGTTGATAACTAACCGGCTTAAATGATAGGTAGGGGGGGTCTCGCAAAAGGTACCCCCCCTATCCATCGCTGAACTCCTAAAAAAAACTCCGGGGGTTCATTTTCCGGACACTTTCCAAAAGCTGCATGGGTCTTTCACAACAAAAGTCGATCGGTGAGTCGATTTCTCCTTTCAAGAACCCTGTCAAAAGGGTACGAAAGTCTCATGCAGCTTTTATAAAGTGTCTAGATACACTCATAAACAATATTCAAACAAAGGGAAACACACATTAAACTGGAGGTGAAAACTGGTTACTAAACTTAAGAGTTCCTCTGGCCAGTCTAAACGACGAAGTCCTCCCGCAAAGACTGTCAAAGGCCGAGAGGAACAACTAATTGCGTTGTCCATGGATCTTGCAGAAGAACAAATACGTGCAGGAACAGTCTCGGCTCAAGTTTTAGCTCACTTTGTTAAGTTAGGATCCACTGCACAAAAGTTGGAGATGGAGAAACTTACAAGAGAGAACGAGTTGTTAACTGCAAAGACCAAATCCTTAAAAGATTCAAAACAGATTGATGCTCTTTATCGCGAAGCACTAAACGCAATGAAGTTGTATAGTGGAAATGCAAATCCGAGTCCATCCGATGAAGACTAGATCGTTTAAGGAATTGCAAAAAATAAAAAGTTTCTACGATCGCTACGAGTATCTTAGAATAAAAAGTATTGTCGGAGAAAGAACCTTTGGTTTCGATCGCCAAGTTAATCAAATTCTCTACTCATCAAAACGATGGAAACGAATTCGAGATCAAGTCATAATTCGGGATGATGGTTGTGATTTAGGCTGTCCGGGTTTTGAGATTCAAGGAAGAATTTTAATCCATCACATGAATCCTATAACTTTGGAAGAAGTAGAAGATGACGATCCTGCAATCTACGATCTAAATTTTCTGATTTGTACATCCAACAATACCCATCTGGCAATTCACTATGGAGATAGATCTTTACTTCCATCAATACCAATAATTCGAACTCCAGGGGATACTACTCCCTGGCATTAAAAAAGAAAGGAGTATACAATGCCCAAACAAGTTACAATGCGCGATAACAAACCCGGTCAAAAAACTTTGAACGAAAAATTGCAAGCTGCTCGTGCTTTGAGTTCTTCGAAAAAAGTTGACGTTGATTTCCTTCATGGAAAAATTGTCAATTGTGAACGCGTGAATCTTCGTGAACAAGCGAGTAAAGACTCAACGGTTATAACAACTCTTCCTCTTGGCGAATTGGTAATGGTCGATGTCGACTTTGAATCCAAGGACTGGTCTCATATCCAAGTCTACAATAACTCTTCACAAGTTGGTTACGTCATGCGACAGTTTGTTGAGGTTGAATAATGGATAGTATACTTGATACTATCAAAAAGATGTTGGATTTAGAAGTTGAAAATACTTCATTTGACACAGCAATTATTGTCAATATAAATTCAGCATGTTTGTCATTAAGTCAACTCGGTGTCGGACCAGATGACGGGTTTTCAATAACTGGAAACACCGAAACTTGGACAGATCTTTTAGGGACGAACAAGAATCTAAATGCAGTGCAAATGTTTATATTCCTAAAAGTAAAGTTTGTTTTCGATCCACCAGCAACCGCATCCGTCCAAACCGCATACGATAACCAAATTCGAGAACTAGGGTGGCGTATAAACACCGAAGTTGAAAAGGGTTATATTTCTCCATCGAAAGGAGTCGTAACAGATGACGAAAGTTTATAGCAAAGAAGAACTGGCCCATATTGGGATCCTGGGTATGCACTGGGGTCACCATAAATCTGGCGATGGAAGTTCTGGAGAAAGTGATAATTCAATCTCCGGTTTAAAGAAAACCGCTAGAAAGAAGTTCCAAAACGATCTGGCTGAGTTACATAAATCTGGAAAAGGCAATAACGATGCCGAAGTGATTAACGCCGCAAAGAAACATGATGCTGAAATGGCCACAATAAAAGAAACAGAAAAGGCTATTAAAGTTTCTATAGGAAAAACCTCAAAACCTCATGCCGATGAAGTTATTGCCGAGATGACTTGGAATAAGGATATGAGTCGTGTCGGTGGTGCAGAATTAGATTTTGCCATTAATCGAGTAGCTGGAGTTAATTCGGCCAAACAAGCAATAAAAAAAGGTTGGGTTAAACCTCCATCAAAAAATATTCATGAAATGTCAAATTCCGAACTTGACGTTATAACCGAAAATCCGGAAGTAAAGCGAAAGGCCAAAGAACATATGGATACTCAGATAAAACGTGCTAGACTTATCGTCGGTAGCCTTCTTGTAGCTGGAGCTTTTACGCTTAAAATGCTTGACGTTAATAATAAAGCTACCGCGCTTAATTCTTTTTATGGTGAGATTAATAAATAGGAGACACTAATGCAAAAACAGGATTCGTTAGAACACGTTGGGATCCTAGGTATGCACTGGGGTCACCATAAATCCGGTGGCGAGTCTACCGGAACAAAAGGTCCGAGTGCCGATCATGTGACTGTCCAAACGTTGAAGAAAAAGAAATTAAGCGATATGAGTAACGCCGAACTTAAGACGTTGACCAGTCGCCTGAATCTTGAGAAGAGTTACAAAGAACTGACGGTTAAGAAATTGACCCCATCGGAACAAGCAGCGAAAGACTTTGTTGATTCCCGTCGGAAAGAACTGACCAAGAAAATCCTGACGGCTGTTGCATCCAGCGCTGCCACATTACTCATTCGATATTTGAAAAGTCGAATGGATAAAAATCGTGCGGCGTCAGATACTGTTGACGGTGCGTGGACTGTGGTCAAACCAGCTATCAAGATGCTGCCTGGGTAAAATATGACCTTATCAAACACTGCAACTCCCAAATTCTATAAAGAGTTTCGGGCCAAAGTAATGAATGGTGAGATACCAGTGTGTAAAGAAATCTCACTTGAGATGAATCGTATTGACAAACTAATTGCCAATCCTGGAATTTACTATGATGATCAAGCAGTAATGGGTTGGGTAGATTATTGCGAAAACGAATTAACTCTAACCGATGGTTCCGATCTTTTTCTACTTGATACGTTCAAGCTCTGGGCAGAGCAAGTGTTTGGTTGGTACTATTTTGTCGAACGAAGTATCTATGAGCCGTCTAGAGATGGTCATAATGGCCGGTTCGTCCGGAAGACAATAAAGAAACGACTGATCAACAAACAGTATTTGATAGTCGCACGTGGGGCTGCGAAGTCTATGTACGGGTATTGTGTTCAGAGTTATTTCTTGAATGTCGATACAAGTACAACTCACCAAATCACAACAGCTCCAACAATGAAACAAGCCGATGAAATCTTGTCGCCATTCAAGACCGCGATCACTCGCGCACGAGGTCCACTCTTTAAGTTCCTGACAGAAGGTTCTTTGCAGAATACAACAGGATCAAGAGCTAATCGCGTTAAACTTGCCTCTACAAAGAAAGGTATTGAGAACTTCCTTACTGGATCTCTATTAGAAATTCGTCCGATGGCTATTGATAAACTTCAAGGCCTTCGACCGAAGATCTCCACTGTCGATGAGTGGTTGTCTGGTGACATTCGTGAGGATGTGGTTGGAGCAATTGAGCAAGGTGCGTCCAAGCAGGACGACTATCTTATCATTGCTATGTCGTCAGAGGGTACTATCCGTAATAGTTCCGGTGATACAATCAAAATGGAACTATTGGATATCTTGAAGGGCACCTACATAAACCCTCATGTTAGTATCTGGTATTATAGACTCGATGACATCAAGGAAGTTAACGACCCATCGACCTGGTTGAAGGCCAATCCGAATCTTGGTTTGACGGTCACTTATGAGGTCTACCAGAACGATGTTGAACGAGCCGAGAATGCTCCGGCGGCAAGGAACGATATTCTTGCTAAACGTTTTGGAATCCCTATGGAAGGTTATACCTACTTCTTTACCTATGAAGAGACACTTCCGCATAGGCAAAGAGATTTCTGGTCATTACCTTGCGCGTTAGGTGCCGACTTATCACAGGGAGATGACTTCTGTGCATTTACGTTTCTCTTTCCATTACCTAATGGAACCTTCGGGGTTAAGACTCGTAGTTATATTTCATCATTGACACTAATGAAACTTACTGGTGCTATGAGGATTAAGTACGACGAGTTTTTACAAGAAGGTTCTTTGCAAGTTCTTGAGTGTACGGTCTTAGACATGTCGGAAGTTTACGACGATTTAGACAAATATATCATCGACTCTAGTTACGACGTTCGATGTTTTGGCTATGACCCGTATAATGCCAAAGAATTCGTAACTCGATGGGAACAAGAGAACGGGCCTTACGGTTTGGAGAAAGTAATACAAGGTGCTAAGACAGAATCAGTTCCTTTAGGTGAATTGAAGACTCTTTCAGAGGAACGAATGTTAATCTTTGACCAAGCATTGATGACCTTCTCGATGGGAAATGCTATTACTTTGGAAGATACCAACGGTAATCGAA